CAGTGCCACGTGCTGCCTCCTGAGTATGAAATGGTCCTTGATATTGATAACGTTCCAACACAATTAGTTTTGGGTTGCGAAGCAGTTTCCATGCACGATGTTGTTTCACAGCATACCAACCTGCGGCATACCATGACTTGGATTTGTTTTCTTTGGTGAACAGTGGTAACCGGTGTTTGACGTCCCACATGGGGTTGAATGCTCTACAACCTGTTTCAAATCCATGCACTTGGTCTGGCGCGGGCTTTGTGATTTTTTCAGGTGGTGCAAATTCAATGTTGGCTCGCTTGCGCACCATGGGAATGGTTTTGAACTTGCCTACTTGATCATTGATGCGCACAGTGTAGCCGTCATCCTCAGCTTCAACTACGCCGACCTTGCGGTCATTCTGCTTCAAGATCCAATACTTTTTATCCACTATGGGTTTGGCTTCGATCATCTAATACTCCTTTGTATGTTTGATTCAACCAGCGACCAATGGCATCTGCATAGTCACTGAGTTTGGTGAGTTCGTACTTGCCACAGAATCTTAGGAAGTGTGCACCTACCATGCCCACATCTCTATGGCTAATCTGCTCACGTATGGCTTCGTCTACCACAGCTTTGATCGCATCGGGCTGTGCTGTGAGATCAATCAGGGTGCGGTTGCGTTCATAATCTTCTAGCACCTTGTGTTCTGCCTGCTCATGATCCATCCAACGTTGCAACATGAGATTGTTCCATGCATAGCCACGACGGTCACGATCTTCAAATGCTTCCGTCAGTCCCACTTGATTCTTTGTGCCTTTTACTCTCACACCAGGATAGGCTGAGAACACATTGTCACCGGGGTCGCCTCGCATGCACTTCAAGAACAACACCCATTTCTGATAATCAAGAGGTGGTACAAAATTAGCGTCGGCTTTGCCAACCTTGATCTTGCTGTTGCTTTCAATAGTGAATGCCAAGTTTTTGCCTTTTGCGTCTGTAACACCAGCAACACTGAACAAGTGATCGTTGATACCATTGTACAATTTTACATTGGGTGCAATCAACTGCACAAAGTCAGAATCTGAACTGACAATAACGTGTTCGTCTTGGGGGTGTAAAGCAATCCAACGTGCAATGATGTCATCTGCTTCTGCTGTGGCACAACGAACAACACTACAATTGGTTTTTGTAGACAAGTATTTAGTCAGCTCATCATAGGTTTCCCAGAACAGCTTGTCCTCTTCTGCTTCTGACTCGCTCATTTGCCCACGTGCCACGGCACGATTGGCTTTGTAGGGCTTGTAGTGATCTTTGCGCCAGCTACGACCTTCCAGTGCGAATACCACATGATCAGCGCCCAAATCACGTGCCACTTTGTTTGCACTCATTAACGTTAAGTGCAGGGCAAAACCCAGTTTGGTCCATGTGTCTGCGGCACGGTGCGCATGGTGTCGCGCACGGAAAAACATGTTGGAAGTATCAATCAGTAGATAGCGCATTTGTGTTCACCAAGTTGTTTTGCTTGATGTATTGTAACACATAGTTGGCCCAAAAGCAATGGCCTTTGGCATCAAAATGGTATGAATTTGGGGTGACCCACTCAAAACCGTTGCTGATCAACACAGAGTTATAACTCAATTCACGATCATATGGACCAATGTAGTTTTTACCAAAATCTCGTTTGTTGGGGATATCACTGAATGTGCTCCAGCCATTGTAAAACAAATGTGTTATTTTTCGGTCTAGCAGTTCAACATGCAAGTCCCAGATTTTTTTGTACCATTCTTGAGTCTTTGCCCAATAGTCATGATTGGTCACATATTCCTTGTAACGCAAGTGCAAATCTGTTGGAACCCAGTCTGTACCAGATGCGTTGACTTGATACCAAGTTCCATTGTGCAACCACTCTTCTCGTTCCCAGGTTGTCCATTGTATTACAACAACGGTGTTAGATAAATCAGTTTGTGAATTCAGCCATTGCCGAGTGGTGCGTAATATACGATCATTGCTGGACCCAGATTCTGCATCACATACTAGATCTGCGCCCAGTTGTTCAGCAAGTTGAGTACACCAACTGGCCGCTAGATTTGCAGGATGCGGACGGCGATCTATTCCTGCCCGGCCATCATCCTTTGCAAAACAATTAGGTACCACTGCTTCTGCGGCCGCAGTGTGACTGCAACCATTGGCGTACAAGATCATGGAGTAGACAGTATTTTGTGACTTTCCGCTGCCACCACACGTCTGCGCAGGCTGCTACTGGAGAAAGAATGATCACGACCGTTGAATACAATATCAATACCGCGATCATAGCATTCGTCCCTGCCGGAGAAATTCTTCTCTTCGTATTCCACACCAAGGATACGAACATCCAAAGGCAGGATCAACAACAAGTCCACCAAGTCTTGTTCAGTTTGGTAAACCACAACTTCATCCACATAACGACAAGCCGCAAGTTGGATCTGTCGTTCCACAATGCTTTGTATTGGCGAGTTTTTGGTTTCAGGTCTGTCAATAGTGGGGTCAGTTTGCAGGCCACAGATCAAATAGTCGCAATGATTTCGAGCCTCACTCAGCATGGCAATATGACCAGCGTGTAGCATGTCAAATGTGCTGAAAGTGATACCAATCTTTTTGCCCTGGGCTTTGAGTTCTTTGATGTGATTAAAAATCATTTAACTGATCTCCGTGCGTCCGTCGCCAATGTCTCGAGTGTGTACATAACCACTTACTGAGTTGCGCATGGCTTGGTCCTGTTCCCATGTTTCCATCACAACGTGTCTGCAGACATTTTGGAACCAACGATCCACAATGTCTGAGTCTGCGTCTGTGGGCTTCATCATGTAGCCGGCCTTGACCAGGCGAGCAATGAATATTTCATTCCAGTCCAATTCAAATGCACCTTGGTGCAAGTTGTTGGGATCAATGTCCATGGTCACAATAGCCACATACGGCTCGTTGTTTTCTGTGGCCTTTTGCTTGGCAGACTTTTCAGGTGCCTTGGGCACACGGATAACTTTTTCTTTTTCCTCTTTAATAGGAGGCGTTTTCTTTTTTGTTAACCAATCCCACATTTCAAATGCTCCATCTAGTATCATTTACCCCACCCGTTGCCCCAAAGGTCAACGTGTAATCGTGGACTGTACCAGTAGCCACGTTTGAGTGCTTCGTCAGCAACATTGATCCTGTTGCCATCATATACCGAAACAACACCGCCCACAGGCATCACAAACACAGGGCCACCAAATTCACGCAAGCGATATTCATCCACCGCCCGATCCAGTTCATCAAAGTCTGAGATCTTTTCCACAACAAACTTGAGATAGGTCACACCATATGTTTCATAGTCCCAGACCACGTCAGGCTTGATGGCATCCTCCCATGACTCACCTGACACTGATAGTTTAGGGCTAACACTAAAGGTAATCTCACCAAACCAGTTGCGCAAGTAATCTTTAAAGTCTCGACTCAAGTCCTGAGTACCATTGGTTTCGAATGTGATGTGTCGCAGTCCACGTTCGTGTAACACATCCAACAGTTCGGGATAGGCACGTTGCCAACCTAACAGCGGCTCGCCTCCGGTAATAACCAAATGCACAGGATTGCCATTGGGTTGCAGCCAGTTGCCATTGGGTAACAGTGCTGTCATTTTGTCCACAAGTTCTTCCACTGTGTATGTGGGACTCAAGTGTTTGAAGTCAGGATGCCATGACGCATAACTGTCACAGCCTGTGTTCACCAATGGCAGTTCTTCAAATGTTTTGTACAATTCCACAGTCTTGGCCACTTCATCTGCTTCCGTGCTCCGCTCTCCTGGTTTGCAACCAAACCCTGAACAGGTAAAGTTACAACCAAACATGCGTAAAAATACACTGGGCACACCAACATAGCGTCCTTCGCCTTGTGCTGAATAAAATAATTCTGATACTTTGAGTTTCATAGTCTTGTTACCTTTGTCATTCCTGTCTTCTTAGGATCTTTATTTAGATTAATACTTTGTTCATGCATTTTAACACGAGTTTCTGTTTTTGTCACCCAACCTGGTAATACTGCATCCAAATAGGCCAAATGCTCTTCAGGACTGGGGTGTGGATCTGCGCCAGGCTTGGGCCAGTTGTTTACGAACACAGTTTTATCATAGCCTGGTAATATACTGTCTAATACATTGCTGTACAATCGCATGGCATCTCTGTGCAAACTGACGTCATCATCAGGTGCAGGTCGTGCCATGAGTTCTACCATGCTGAGAAAACGCCAGGTCAGCCCCGGGCGATTTTCCAAAAGTGTTTTTACTGCCTTGATGTATGCCAAGTCTCTGATCAAATACCCTCGTTCATCATAATGATCCTTTAGATACTTAGGTTCGTATATAGGGCAGTTGAAAATATTGCCCAGGGTATGCCAACGCCCTGAAACATAACGATCATCTCGGTTGAAATCTGTCCAGCATACTATAACAGTGTCGCCAGCACCAAACTGATGCCGCTGATCTGCCTCCATCACACTGTTGAAGATGTAGTGATTGCCACCACCGGCTTGGCCCCAATTTTCAAAGTAGTCAAACTCTGGTGCCAAACAATCTGCCCAAGTACTCCAACGATAGTTGGTAAAACTGCATCCAAATGCAAACAGTCTTGACATCACGCCACTAGTTGTTTTTTCTTTACTGAAAAACTGCCTTGTGCTTTGGCAGCACCTGCACCTCGGCGTGCACCTTTGGAGTCTCCGCCACTGACGCGATCCACTGTGGCTTTACCAAAGTTTCTACGCCTTGCAAAGTAAAACAACTCCAAGAATCTATTGAAACTCATGGTCTTGTCCTCAGGAAAGTCCAAGCGGTACACAGTTTTATTTTCTGTTAGTGGTCGATTGAAACTTAAATATTCCCAGATGTTGAAGTCCAACTCCAGGTTCATGGGATATTGATTTCTATCATCATATTTGATATAGTAACTTCTCTGCAGTTTCATCAAGCTAGCCAGTAGATTGGCCGGCAAGTTGTAACGTTCTAGGAACTGTTCCAGATGATCATACAGTTGCTCAACTTGATTTTCCTGGTGCATGTTCATGGACGTGCGATGTATAATGTTCCAGCCATGAATTTCTACGCCAATCTTGGGATGATTGATACGGCCAGTCATCATCCAGTTGTTGAAATACATACGAGCTTCTGCTTCTTCTTTCTTTACCCAGTCATTGGTCATAAAGTGTGCAAACAATTCTTCGTAGTAGTCGTTGTAACTAATACCTAGATACTTGTGGATAAAACGTGCAACCAAGGTGGCAAAGCCGTTGATATGAAACGTGGTCTGGAACCAACTAAAGATCTGTGCATCCAACATCACTGGAGTGGGCATGTCCTTGGTGCCTGTGATAACGTCAATGCTTTCTTCAATGTGTTCCACACTATAGCTGCCAGCAAAGTAATCTGTCACAGGTTGGCTGGTGATCTTGAACAGTTTTTTCTGCAACAGGTTCATTTCAGCATTTTCCAACAACTGTGCTTGGAATGTTGTGATGCCAGTGTGCTGATTCAATTCGTACAAGGCATAGAAGTTTTTCTTCCATGTCTCAAGTGTTTCGCCAGGCAGGCCCAGGATCAATTCTGTGTATGCAGGAATATTGCGTTGGTCACACAGCTCAAACACTTCGTTGAGTTTGTTCATTTCCATGTTCTTGCGACGAATGTTTTCCAACACATCATGGTCCAGACTCTGTACACTCAGTGTGAGACCTTGGTTAAACCCCCGAGCATCCAACAGTTTTTTCACAATGTCGATCACTTCTTTCTTTTGGTTCTTGGCCCATGCTACACTGAATGTTCTTGGTGAGCCAAACTTTTCCTGCATCTCAATAATTTTGTCAGCTATCATGCCATCACGTTCAGGATACATACCAAAGTTGGCATCAGTGATTGAGATCCAATCAAAGTTGCGGCGAGCCATCCATTCTAGTTCAGCAAACACACGTTCCAGTTCAAATTTCTTAACCTTGTTGTAGGTCAAACTACCCCAGTCGCAAAAGGTGCAAGCATAAGGACAACCACGATTGGTTTCCAAAGTACCTTGCCAGGTCACTTCGGGATGGTCTGCAATCATTTGATCAAATATGCCCGACAAATACGGACTGGGTACCTGGTCCAAGGTATCAATGCGTTCGGCATCTTGTGTTTTTACAGCAACACCGTTGCGATTGATCAACAGTCCAGGCACTGACTCCCAGTCGCCTTGTTCAAAATGTTCTAACACTCGCTTGAATGTTATTTCGCCTTCATAACAGATAACCAGATCCATGAATGGTTCTTTGACAAAAAGATCAGGATCTGTGATGGCTACTTCGGGACCACCAAACACTGTCAACACACCGGGATTGATTTCCTTGATACGTCGAGCCAGCGCATAATTGTAGCGATGATTCCACACGTATGTACTGAACGTGACCATGTTGTTTTGCGCCAATCGTTGTGCCAACGGTTCTAACGCATCTCTACGCCATATCCACTCAGTCACTGAAAAATTATCACGCACCCAGGGATCCTG